TCTATGAAGATTTCATTGGCTATTTGGTCCATCTTAAAAGACAGAGTATCCGCCACAAATGCCCAATTCTCAATCAACATAATAGCCAACGAAGATTCTACGAAGTCGCCAAACTCTTTTTCGTATTTTTGTTTGGTGAATTCAATCAATCTGGCCTTCATAGACCAGAAGTCTTGATTTGTGTAGTTTAAATTGAATATATTTGGCTTTTTGATTATTTCAGATTTTGCGTATGGCTGAATATCAAAAGGGCATCCACTACTACTCATTTTTCCTCCATTAGCTGGCTACTGGAACTTCTAGTTTCAATTCGTTTACTTGGTCAATTTTTGCACGATCCACAAACAATATTCTAATTAGTAAAACCGCATCCGAGTCAGTTCCGTCTTCGTCCAACGGCCTAGAATACTTATCTAAGCCATTTTTGACATCAATTTGGGTGATTGCCACCCTTGGCTCCCACAATTTAAGCGAGCGAGCGATCATGTTTTTTGCTTCAATAATCAATTTTGGATCATTTGGCTCAAACATTAACTTTCTCAGTGGAGTGCCGTAAGTAGGCAACATAACTCTTTCGCCAGGATTGGTTAACAAGAGAATCAGCATGTCTGCCTTCACTTGATTTATTCCGTCTTGTATAAAGAAGAATCCTCTAGGATTCTTCGTAATTGGATAGGGTATACCGGGATATTTAAGTGCCATATTTTTCCTTTAGGGATTGACGAACTCTCGTTCCCCATTAATCACAGTGCGGACACTTCTTGCCGATGATAAACGGAACCAGCGTGCAACAAGAATCGTTCTGCGAATAGCTGCCAATTACTTTGCTACTCAATCTAACCACATTATTACATGTATCGTAAACCAAAATTGGCCCAACACAAGGATTAGATCCGCCGCAATCGCATCCATTATTGCCATTCCCACCCCCACACTCTTCGCCCGCCAATAACAAAATAACATTGGGATTGTAGAACAAATGCAATTGATCGCTTACATTTATGTAAACATCTTTGGTGTAAACAAAATTAACCTTACTGACCAATTCAATTAGATTAGATGGGTTCTTTTCAAAGTCTCCAACCACAGTGATGTGATTGTCATAAGTCATTGCCACATAGTTTCCACCAACTCGCAAAAATACTAATCCGGGGCCACTTGGGGCTTCTTGATAACGGTGAATGTGTGGCCCACGTTCTTTATTATCATATTGAGGACAGAAAATTTGAATGTGTTGACGTTGTGTTTCTTCTTGAGAAGCCTCATCTTTCATCAATATTTCCAATCCATAACCAGTTCTAATCTTCACAAAAGCCTTCTTGGCCTTCGATACCGGCTGGAAATCTTCTGGCGGTGCGCCCTCGATTTCTCGACGGCATGGAGAACATTGTTCATTAGTCCAATCAATCATTTCAAATGAGTGATTGCTAGTTGAACGCATTGTGAATCCACGTTTTTCACCGGCAATATTTGGTGGGCACCCAGGACACCCTTCTAAACTCTCGGTATGATCATTCATCTCAAAAAAGTTGCCAGTCGCAGTCTTCAAACGAATATAATTCTCTTTGCCACGCAATTGCATGGTGTCTTTCTTTCCTTGCGGACTTTCTACGTCACTCATTTCTATGGTATGACCAGTTGCCGACTTCCAATACGATCTGCCAACGTAGTGATTGTTGCAACCAAAGTCGAAAGACCGCATGCTGCGTTCCCACTCTGGGTTCCCGTTTGGTTCTTCTACTGAATCGTCCATTACAAATGTATGGCCAGATATGGACATAAATTGAATGCCAGATTGCGGCAAATCACATTTATTGTTCTGTGGTGTGCCCGGACCCTTGTAAGGACGACATTCATTTTTATGCTTGAAATATGGATTTGCACCCTTCTGCTGTTTATAATATTTTGTTTTAGGATGACCAGTTCTTGGATGACCACCAATAATTTTACTATTGCTTACTGTTCCTTCGCACTCTGTATCTTCTTTCTTCTTTCCTTCATCGGGATCAATATCTCGTGTTTTTGCTTCCTCGTCAATTAAAGCAATAACTTCCTCTGTACTCGATCCCGCTCCTACATCATCTCCGGTTTCTCCAAAGTTCAATCCACCTTTTGCACGATCTGGTTCCGGTGCTTCGCTTACATCTTCTACACAACTTACATCATCGTCTGGCACACCGCATTCTGGGTGTGACCACTGACCGGCATAATGCAAATGATCGTCTTTCATCATGATCCAGTTGCCGCAACCGGACATAATTTCAAAACGCTTCCATCTCCGGTTACATTTGGGATCACCATCCACCATTTTTATCATGTGTTTTTCTGGTGTTTTGAATCCGTAAATGTTTGGATATGTGATGATTTTTTGAACTTCGGGTTTGTCTGCAAAGTCCAAAATTGATGTTAAATCGAAACCGTTGTAGCTTTCTGTGTTCCACGGCGGAAATACCTGAGATTCATCATCTGGTCCAACCATGTAACCTTTTCGGTGTCCCTCCCAGATTCGGTAGTATTCAGGGATGTTGATACCCCAATTGTGTTCTCCTGCTGGGCCTCTATTTCTTTGCCATGTGGTTCCAACATAGTAGGCACTCGATCTGTTACCGTTTTCAAACAAAAGACATACTGTTGATCCTGCTGGGGGCACCCAATTTAGACCAGAATCATCAAACCCGCCCATTGAAGATACAGGCAAAGCCCAAGGCAATTTCTTTATAGGACTTTTAGGATTATGGAATACAGGAGAATAATATCTAATTCTATTTTGCTTCCAAATGTCTATGGTTTCTACACACAATGCTGTGTATAAACCAAATTGCGTTTCGGCTTGTGAAACAACAGTGCTATGTTGTGCTAATTCAGCACGCATAACTCCACGCATTTCATAATTCACATTACCTAATCTGTTTTGAAGAGTGGTAATTTGTCTTTTTAACAAATCAATTTCTTGTTGCATTTCATTTAACATTATTCACCTTGTTTATATTGATTCCAGTACTTCGCCTGAATCATTATCAAATGCCAATGTACCACATCCGTCACCACCCAATGTAGAACCTTGGTCAATGTCTGCATTTGGTGTATCTAATTTCACTTTTATTGTCGTATTGTATTTTCCAGCTTCAATTTGATGATCTATTCCCAATATTAGCCATTTTTTATTGCTTAAAACTTCATTGCATTTTGGCTCCGAAATCCAAGTACATCCTTCTATGGTGTATGGATTTATCATGACTATAGAAATAGTGGCACCAGCTAAAAGAACTGGATTTGCAAATTCTCGGCTTGGGTCGCCAAGAATTTTCAATTCAGCTTCTAATCCGGGTTTAATTTCATAATCTTTATTTGCACGAGTTTGAGCAGCAGTCGTTTCTTGGTTTCTTCTAGCCGAATTATTTGGACTGCCCCAATCTCTATCATTATGCTGAATAGTTTGATTATCTTGAGGACCGGCATTTTCTACGTCAATGTCTGGATCAGCCTTCTCGTCTCCAATAGCCGAATCTCCACCCATCGCAGTACCACCAGCATTGTTGTTAAACAAAATCCAATCTACAGTTGGCGTAAAACTTATAACTTCACTACAATTTCCTCCGTTTACAACATATGTCCCTATCCAACGTTTACAACAAGGGGGATCTTCGTTTCTTCCGGGTTTTGGGTCTTCTGTAATTACAAGGTCTGATTCTTCTGGATCATATTGAATGATAGTTCCTTTATCATTGATTGTGAGGCCAGCGCTACCGAGCCACCTTCTAATTACAGATAAACCATTTTGTTGATCGCCGGTCCATTTTGCTCTTGGCCCTTCTTCGTCACCCGTCGCTTTCCAACCAAATTCTCCTGCTGGTTCGTATCTTACCTCCATTACTGGATCGTTTTTTCCAAATACAGAGTCTATTGCATCTTTTAGAGGGATCTTGTTGTCGTCTGCTCCAAAATTGGCTTCTATTTTTCTTTCAAAGTGACGACTCATTAAGTCAACGCATTCAAGACTGATTTTAACAGTGCCTACTTCATAGTTTGTTTGCATTGTTTTAATCATAATGTGAATTGCCGGACTAGATTTCTTTTCTATACTGCCATCACACTTTTTGATAATCCATCCATATGTAAAATAAGTTAAATCTGTATCTTCTGTTGCACGATTGATTGTTTTGTTTACTGCTTTTGCAAACTCAATGTACGCATTTCCACCCTCAGAAACTAATTCTATCTTCGCACCAACACCTGAACTGGCCACACCAAACCCATATTGAAACGATTTAATTACAGTTTTGTGCGGGTTGTTTGGCGAAGATTCATTGCCTACTGTGTAAAATGAGCCTCCCCGTATGCTCAACTCCACAAACGGGGCGAAAACAGCACCATCTATTGGTTCATTTGGTGGGCCACAAGAATATGTGGATATACATTCATTTTCACAAGCCATTATTCCTCTTTAGAAAAAAGCTCCGGGTATTTTTATACTAAGACCACTTTTAAAATCATAAATGTCTTTAATGTTATTGGCTTCCATTATTTTCCACCAAAAGTCTGTCACACCATAAAATTCATTTGAAACTAAATCTGGTCTATATTCATAGCCTTTTGTGATTATGGTGAACTTATCTTTTTTACTCGGTTCTATTTTTTGCTTTCTATACAATGGGTACGTTAGCTTCTTTTTCTCCGTATAGTAAACTACCGGAGATTGAGCATAACGACTTGATACATTGACAAACTTTCTAGCCTGAATTTTTGTTGTTTCTATGTAATTCGCCATATTTTCTCCTTAAATACTTGTTCCTAGAAATTGAATTTCTTCGGCATAAGGTAGATTTGAACTGTCATATACTACCTCAAAACTTAAATCTATGTCTAATTTATAAGGAACATATCCTATATCATCCCAAGCCACTTCAGTTGGGAATTTAATAGAGTAACTTTTCAGTACACAACACAATTCATCTACTGCCAATAATCGACCACACTTTATTTTGCAAATAGGGGGCGGTGCATAAGGCTGTTCTTTACTGCTAGGATAA